AAAGTAATCACCACCGCAAGACTCTCTGAAATTTCCATTCCAGAAAGACTTGCCGGCGTTAATCTTGAAGCCTAACAGCTCAAGATTGCCGATCACGGGACGCACCAAGTCTACAGGGATAATAATATCGTCCCCGTAGATGCGTACCTTCCCACGCATGGATTGAACATCCTTGCGCGTGATGTGTCTGCCCAGCCTTTCTTCCAAACCCATGTAGACGGCGACTAGGAACGTCATCGCCTCCACAGGAAAGGTTAGGGCTGAACCCATAGACGCGTACTTGGACAGGGGTACGATTCCCCATCCAGGGACTGAGGCCTTCGAAGACCTCGTCACTTCCAGCGCCTCTTGTAAGAGGGGCCAAAAAGAAACGAGGGATTCTACATGTCTCATCGAAACACGGTCGGAGGCTTCGCTCAGATCGAGCGTTGCCAGGCTCCCAGTAAGGGAGCCCTCATGAGCCAGGAGCCGATTTGGCACCTGATCCTTGAAACCGATTTGCCCGAAAACAACATTGCTGCGAGTATTACCCGCGATAATGCTGGACTCGAGCAACTCACTCATCTTTTTCGAGACCGCCTGCTGCATGTATTGCATGCTGGTGGGCTCGATCGCGATGATACGAGGTGTTTGGAGCGTCTTAGGAACCGATATGACCTTTACGGGTCTCTCGGAACCAGGTTCGACGAAGTCAACTTCAGCGAAGTGGTCCAGACTGGCATAATGCCCGCCTGGGGCAGCATTCTCCCAATAGGAGAATACCGCTTCCATACGCTGAGGCCATTCGAGCTGATGGTACTTCGCGTTGCCGCGAAGCCCGTCAGCCGTGGCGCCAGGACCATGTCTTGGCGTCAACGTGCCTTCATAGAGCTCGTTTTCAAGTTCACTGAAGACATCGGAGTAAAGGAGAGCGGCGATTCGACTGAACCGTTTGTAGAGTTCAGTTGAACCTAACTCTGCCGCCCTCTTGACTTCGTTCTCACACTCGATATAACCGCGCATAGCCGCTCGCTCCCTAGCTGGAGTGCTAGGAAGCTTAATCTTCTTGAACATCAGCGTCAGCTGACGTATCGCGAAGATGGCGTCTATGCTTGGAGAATCGAGGAGCAGACCATTGCTAGAGTCGAATACTTGACTCAGGAAACCTCCTAGAAAGATAGGGAGGGGCCCTTGTCGACGTTGGAAACCAACGAAGACACTGGAGTCAACCTTCTTTGCTTCCAGGCTTCTTTCGAAGTCCTTGGCAAATGAGGGAAGGGTGATTGTCAGGAAAGACAATCCCTCGTGTTCGACACGACTCTCGAGCTTTTTGTAGTCGAGAGTGGTACTGGTGCAACACCAGGCCGCTAATTCGTTAGCGGCCACTCGCCAGAGTTCTTTTAGGCTTTTCATCTGTCCTCCATATCAAACTTGGGGGTACAGAGTCCAAAGCCGCGAGAAGTCAATCCGCACTCTTAACCGATGGAGCCTCCTCACATCTCTGTGAGGAGGCCCCAAAAGTTCGGCTAACAGTCCAGGTCCGCGAGAAATCTGTCGAATTCTTCTACCAGAAAGGAAAGGGCCTCACCTACAGGCAAGGCAACTCCCTTGTCTAATGGAATATCGACAAGATCTTCGAAGACCAAGTTGCCCATGATTGACCGTCGCATATAAGCGACGAAGTCACGAGCAACGCACTCGACGCCGAGAGACGAGCTGAACGCTTCGCAAAGCAAAGCGTGGAAGATATCTTCCTTCCCAGCAGGGGAGGCACATAAATCATGCGCCTCTCCTGCGGTCAGTTCTCTCCACCCAGAAGCTGGGTGACTCGGGCGCCCGTTGAAGCCGTGAGATACGCGGTAAGCGCATCCACGATCTGCTTCTGCTCCGCCACAGTGTAACCCGTGGAAGGAGCATCGATCACGAGATAAGCACTCATAGAGTACTCGGTGTTGTCAGACGTGAAAACGTCCGGCCCCACCTTCTTGTGATCGAGACGGATCTGTCGACGGTTCCGCTTGCCATATGTATGGTTGACGGAAAGCGTGACAGTGGCATCATCCTTACGGAAGGTGCCAGAGTTGACTCCCGAGGAAATCCTCGGGAGGGTTTGTGCGACCGAGTTAATGGTCACACTCTGCGGATCGGCAAAAGCCACGGCGGAACTCCTTGAAGGGGATGGTTGCTTAAACCATCATGGTTGAACAACTTACCCTAGAGGATAAGTCGGCTTACTCATCACTAGTGCTTAGCTAAACCAAGCGCAGTGATGATGGCGATCTGTCTGCTCGTAAGAGTGGACAGAGTGGCAGTGAACCCATACGGATTTGCAGCAATCCTTTTGGCGCGCTTCTGAAGAATGAAACGCGTTGTTGGATTACCGGTGTTAAAGCCGGCGGATATGAATGTCTGAAGTTTTTCTTCAGCCATCGCATATCCGTACTGCAAGACTAAGCCATCTTGCTGGAGATTGCTAACATTGGTCATAAGATCACCAGTGTTAGCGAACCAGTCCATGGCCCAGGTCCAAGGGGAAAGATTCCAGACGGTATCAGGGGTTAACCTGACGCCTAGGAGCTTACTGGCTTCGCTTTGCCAGTACGCCATCTTATCGTGAAATCCCACTGGTTCAGGCACGTAGTATTTAAACGCGCCTTTAAACCAAGTATTGCGGGACCGATATTGCATGGTCGTTCCCTGAAGGAATCCAACTGCATTGATCGTAGAAGGCACGGGCAAATGAGGCCCCGTGTATGACTGCGAATCTTCTGCAGCTGGAAAGTGATAGCCAACTCGAGTCTTTTGTCCGGAACCCCGTCTATAGGCGTTCCAGATTTTGGACGAGTCGTTTACAGTCCTTGCTAAGGACTGCAGGTCGGAAACCAAAGGCTTCCAACCGAATTCCACATTGAGATACTCGCCTCCCGAGTTCTTCGCGAGGCGTGTACGCTCTTTGAGGGATTCACGACCGATGATGGCAGGGATCCCCTCCCGTCCGATCTCACCCATAAAGGTGAGAACGTTGGTGCTCGGATTGTTAGGCGCACAGCGAGCAATCGCTGTTGAGCCAGATCCTTGCAAAGCCAGATCGGTGGGATGGGCTGACGTAGTCAGCCCAGTCCACCCTGACTGAGGGCTTCCAACAGTGTACATCCCGTCCACAAGATCATCGTGGCGTTGGGATGGTTTGCAGGTGTCTTCCGTCCTGGTCATCAACCAGGGGCCACCATCATCGACATTTACGTCGAGAGGATAGTGGTTAGAGGAAACCATCTGCCCATTTGAAGTCAAACTCCAAGTGGCACTGCTCCATGACAGAAAGTTTCTCGCACGCGATCGGACCGTGTAAGGTCCTTGAACGGCGAGAGTCGTTAATGTCATGGCGTTCACTTCCTGTGTGGTAGAGCAAGTGATTGCTCACACTGCTCTGTGTGTATGTATCCAGTGCCGGGGGCCCCCAAG